TCTAACAAGTCTAGTTTTATTGGTGTTTCTGCCTCAAAAGCTTTTATTTGGCTTTCTACCATTTTAGCAGATGCTTCTTCAGATGCAGATTGGCGTTCTAGTAACTCCAGTTTTACCGGAGCTTCTGCCTCAAAAGCCCTTATTTGACTTTCTGTCATTTTAACAGACGCTTCTTGTGAAGCCGCTTGTTGCTCTAACAGCTCTAATTTTACTGGAGCTTCGGAGTCAAAAGCTTTTATCTGGCTTTCTGTCATCTTATTTGCTGCTGCTTGTACAGCCACCTGTTGCTCTAACAAGTCCAGTTTTATTGGAGCTTCGGCAGTAGCAGCTTCTGTTTGCACCTTTGTCATCTTATTTGCTGCTGCTTGCGCCGCTATTTGCTGCTCTAGCAGCTCTAATTTTAGTGGCGACTCTTTCTTGAAAACCGCTGTCTGTGATTCTTTGGCTTCTGCTTCTGCCATGGCAATATTGATATTTTGTTCCAAAAGATCTCTTTCAAGAACGTTTTTGGCTGCCTGTGCAGTAATCTGTGCCTGCAAAGCTGTTTGGTTTAACAACTCCGTCTGAACTTGTGCTTCAAGGAGCTCAGCCCGTAAATCGGACTCCTGCTCCTGAAGCAAGAACTTAATGGCCTCTGCAATGGTCGACTGTATTGACCCAAGATACACCTGAGCAAAGTCAGGGCCTGTTAAACGACCTTTATCGAATTGATACTCGATATGATTGTTCACCTGCTCCATCAGCTCATCAAATATGCCTGTTCCGTTGTTTGGCTTATTCTTCTGAGCATTTGTCAGTCTTGAAATTTTTACAGTGGCCATTGCTGATTCCTATTAGTGTTTCTGTCGGCTATAGCTTACGGCAAATTTCTTAACAGATACAGCCACTTTATTGCCTGTTCGCTTGCCGCCGGCGACTTCATCACGGTGCAAAGTCATCATTGTGCTTTCAGCTAAATCGATCAAGCACTGCTCCAGCTCTACCGGAATGTCCAATGGGACAATACGGGAAACGCCAAAATGCTGGTTCTCAACGCTCAAATGGGCTGTTGTGACTGTTGCGTTTTCACGCGGATCTTTGTTGGTCAGAGTAACGATAGATTTTGCAGTAGCTGCTTTTTTAGCCGCAGCAACCAACATTCGTACTCGTTGACGTGGATCTTCAGGCTCTTTCTTGCCTTTAGGGCTTGCTGCAGGTTCAACTTCAGCTACTACTTCTGCTTTTACTGCGGGTCCCTTGGATTCACTCAGCATAGCTTCCAACTTTTTAGTTGAAATGTTGCCGGGAAACTCGAGGCCCAATTCATTGGCTTGTTCGATTAACGCTTTGCGATCACTCATCGGTAGATCCTTTTAAGTTTAAAAAGAGCCCCCCTAGAGGGGCTCACTTATTGCCTTACCGTGCTATTAAGAAGAAGCACAAACCAGCATTTTCAATAGACGCTCTTCGCGCAAGATAAGACCTGCGTACCACATATTGTAGCTGAAGAAGCCCTGTGTACCATACGGGTTGCTTAGTTCAATCTTAGACGGTGCCTGAGAGTTGAACTTGATCTTACCGTTGCCTTTTAGGCCGACAGTTGCGAACGAACCCTTAGTTGGGAACAAGATCGGGAACACATCGAAACGAGCAGTAGCGTCTGCGTAGTCAGAACCACCAGTGAAGGTGTTCAACGCAGCAGCACTTGCCGCATCATGCAATGTGTAAGACAAGCTACCAACGTAATCGCCATCAGTACCAGGAACAGTAGCGTGAGGGATCAGAGCACCAGCACCTAAGTAAGCTACCTGAGACTCAGACTCGATGAAACGAACATCGTTCATTGCACCAACTTCACCTTCAGCCAAGTTTGCTGCGTCTGCATACTTATATGCAGGAACGTAAACATACTCAGTTTCGTAGGTAGTACCGCGAGTCAAGTTCTCAAGATCGAACTTAATCTCTGGGCCGATGATAGCGTAAAACGCTTTGTTTACTGTGCGAGTATCGATCTTGGTAGAACCAACAACGATAGATGTAGACTTCTCAGCACGGTTACGAACAAGCTTACGAACACCTTTACGGATAAGGTCATAAGAAACCTTGGCCAGGTCATCGTTAGTACCTGCAATTGCTGGAGCGGTAGTTCCGCCTGCGTCTGTACCGACAGTCAGCAAAGAAGTAGCAGTACCAGAGAACATAGCAGTCGTAGTGGTCAACATATCCAATTGGATCAAGTCTTCCGAACGACGGTTTGCAAGCAAACCAAGCTCTTCACGGTAATGAACTTGCACAGCATCTTCAGAGAACATTTCCACTTCATCAGTGTAATCGATCATCTCACCGTAGCGAGCGAAGTCGGTGGAGATTGTTACTTTCTTGATGGTGCGCTTGTTAACAGCACCTGCGCCTTCTGAAAGGGCAGCATCAGTAGCCAAACCAGCAGAAACATCAGCGATGTTACGACCAGTCAAGTAACCTTTTGAAGCAAACTCAGCGTCAAGCACTTCACGATCATAGATGTGAAGCCACTTTGATACTTTGTAAGTTGTGCCCATTTTAAGAGGCATTGAACGGCGATCAGCAAACTGAGCGTATACCGCTACAGAGTTAGCAGCTTTTACGCCGGCTTTGTCATAATAGTGGATAACGGTGTTCTGACCGTGGGTAGAGTCACCAGTTGCCCGATTGGTAGTACCATAAATATTAGTAGCCATCAGAGTAATTCCTTATTGTCATAAGTTCGACATGGTTTTTTTGTACCATTCATCGAACGAATCATCGTCGTCGTCTAAATAGTCGACAACACCTTTTCTATCAGCTCTTGACCCCGTCGAGGAGGCAGAGCGCTTTCTATTGGCCTCTGATGATGCCTTGGCCGCATTTCCTACTGCTGCTTGTGTCTTCCCATTCAAATTATCAACCTCATTTTTAGCTTGGTTTCCAATTTGAAGCTGCTGACCTGCAAGCATGTAGTATTCGATGTCGGACTTGGTATTTCCATCGAGCACTTTCATTTTCATTGCTACTGGAGCAACTTTATCATATACGCCATTTTTGATGTCGTTGTGTAGTCCCGAGATCATTCCAGGGTTTTTACGCAACACATCTCTTGAAGATGAGTCCCATTGATTATCAACTACATCAACGGTGATTTTGTATTCTACGTCCTTAGATATGCCACTTACAACTTCCCGTAGCTCTTCGACATCAGGAGAATCACCGTACTCCCTTGGAGTATAATTGGCTTCTTCCTCATCTCCAAGATCAAAAGGATCTACATCGTTCATAGCAAGCATCTTAGTGAGTGCACCTTTGTCGCCTTTCAAAGCGTCAATAGCTAAGTTTAGCTGTGTCTCACTCAGACCTTCCTTTTCCAACGCCGAGATCATTTTTCGGTACGGGGCAATCTTTTGCATTTTTTGAGTGTAGTCCATGGCTTTGCCAAAGACTGTTTCAAACTGCTCAAGAATTTCGTCTTCAGTAAACTCAAACTCTTGACCGTTCGCTTTATAAATTCGCTTGCTTTTACTAACAGGTTCTTCGTCTGAACCATCATCCACAGTATCATCATCAGAAACGTCAGTACCACTAACGTCGCTGTCTGTAGCGTCTTCGACTTCACCATCGTCTTCTTCCTCTTCACCAGTATTTTTGCCGGTGTTAGCCGCTTCAAACTCATCTAAACTGGTGTCTTCAGGCTCTTCAGCAGCAGAAACTGGCACAGTGTCACTATCCGGTGCTGGGATTAACTCTTCATCTGGAACGCCCTGGTCTTTCCTGAGCGCACGAATGCCATCTAAAGGATCAACGTCATTATTGAATACGTCTTCCTGCGTCAGTTCTGCTTTAGCCATAATTAGTGTGCTCCACCAGCTGCGGCGATTTCAGCTTCTTCATCATCGCTTAGAACTGGGTTCTTAGCTCCGGCGTAGAACTGATCTACCATACTGAAGAAGAACATCAAGTTGCTGGCTGAGATTAAATCTTCCATCACGTCTGTACGCTCGCCGGCCTTTTTAATTTGTGGCACAGCCAACAAACTAACAGAGGCGTTAACTTTCATTCCTAGGTAGCCGTCCATTACGACCTTCTGGAAATCTGGGTTAGCCCGTAAACGTTCAAGAGCTTCACCCATTTCTAGGTGGTGGTCCAAGTCTTCTGCTGTTTCAATTTCGATCTGGTTGCTCATTTGTGTGAGTCCTTTGGTTTGTTTTTTGTTTATAAATCAATCGGTAATCTGCATGTTATAGCAGAATTTACTTCTTGGTCAACACATCTGCCATTTTCAGTCGACGTTTAGTATCATCACCCTGCTCTTGTTTCTGTAGCTGAGTGGCCCTGTCATGGTCTTTTCTTGCCATTTCCTGTTGGAAATCTTTGCCTTCAGCCTTCGCTGTGAAGTCCAGGTCTTTAAGGTCTGCACCAGACTGTAGATCACGGGCTCTTGCTTCAGCCAATGCTGCCTGTGCGGTCTTAAGACGAATATCAACTTCATTTTCAGTAGCTCTTGAGATACGTTCCATAATCTCAGCTTCTTTGTGCTTAAGCTCAAGTTGCTTCATTTGCTCAACATAAGGATCAGGCTGAGGCTGGAACTCTTCCAACTTCTTAGCAAGATCAGGCATTTTACTTAGCTTGGCTATTTGGCCCATGATAAGTTTCTGCATTTCTGGGTCCATACCCTGACCTAGAGTTTGCAGCAAGAACGCTAATTCCTGTGCCTTGTTGCTGTTGTCTTCTGCAGTTGTGACCTGCATCTCAATATCTACGAAACCCTGTAGATCATCACGTTTTATGGTGACGAACTCGTCATTGGTAATTCTTACGATCTCTTCTTCTTGCAGAAATTCGGAGTTGTAAGCTAACCATTTGCGGAGGATAGGCTTAACTAGGTTCTCAGCAATGTTACGGATGATGTCCATACGTCTAACTGAGACTGCATCTAGTGCTCCACGCGCTGATGTAGCAGTAGACCCTAGACTTTGGCCACTAATACCACCAGAGAAGCTCTTAACGCCGAGCATGGACTCTGTTTCGTTATTGACCATGGATAGGAAGTCAAAGGCTGAACCTGGGATCTGGTTATAGCTGCCTTCAAAGAAGTCTCCGGCACCACCATTAAACTTGAAATTCTTGCCATTTAGGAAGCGCTTCTCGTTAATCGGATCAAGAGCTCCGTTTTTGATACCTTTTTGGCCGTTGTTTGAGTTGGCCATATTGTCGATAAAGCCACGCTTGACTGCCGTCGACAGCTTCTGCAGGTCACCTACCAGTTCAGCTGCTGCTTCACCATAAGGCTTGAACGGCTCTGGGTTGTGCTTAACAATATCAAAAGGAATCTGCTGGCCAGGGAGAGGATTCTCGATTAGCTGTAGGATAACGTCATCTACCCAAGTACACACAATAGGCTCAGCTATGCCGTCACGGTTAACGTCAAAATTTCCCCAGTACTCGTAGACCACCATCTTTTTACGGGCTTCGTCTTGGAATACGAACTCCGTCAGGTCTTCTTTTTGGTAATCGTTTTCGTCTTCGTTTTTACGATTTTTCAGCAGCTTATCAAGGTTTTTGTATTTCTTCGACTTGGTGAGCGTGCTCAAGTCACTCTCGTAACGGTGAATTACGAACTGTGCTTTAGCCAAATCGCCAAGCGCTGTAGGGTCAAGATAGATGTCCTGTAGACGGCATATCTCAGCGTGCGGTTGGTTAACAAGCACTTTGATCTGCTCAACAATCTCAACGCCTGTCTGTATGATTTCTCCTGTCGCGGGGTTATAACCCCACGTCGGCATTTCTACCTCTTCTACGGTGTCTTCATACATCCAAGAGGATTTCGCAACTACTGTGCCCTCTTTGTATATAAGCTTGACTGCATCAGTCATAAAGTTATATCGAGGAAACTTTCTTGAAAACTGGTAGTTTAATACAAGCTCACTCTGTTCAGCTGCAGCCCGGTCTTCAAAGGTTACAGGGTGGCATCGGATAATATCAGCGTTTGATACGAATGGGTCTTTTACAGAAGCGTGCTGCCACTCATCCTGCCGCTTAATATCACGCGACACGATCTGTGACTTGCCCTCCTGCTCATTACCGTAAGGCTTGCCCTCGTATTGGTCATTCCACGCAGAAACTTTGCCTTCCTGTGTGCTCCTCATCTGATCAGCGGCTTTTAGGTCAGTTTTAAATGCTGACAGCAGCTGCTGCTTCGTAAGCTTAGGATTTTCTGCTGTGTTTTCCTGCTCCACGGTGGCGTCCTCTCTCATTCGTTATACCCTTAGCATATTTTGCCATAATACATTCAATGCAGTACCTGTAAAAGGAAAACCAACTATTAAGGTTGATCCTTTGGCATACTGGCGTGTGTTTTCATCTT